CCACATCCGACCAAAACCGACGCTTCCGAACGACCATTCCTACCCCCTTGGTGTCCACTATCGTTAGTGGACACTATCGCCAACCCTGATCAGGGCCGCCAGAGCTGGTTAACCGGACGGACACGGTGTAACCACAGTTGTAACTACTTTCGAGATTGTGCGGGGACACTTGTTATTAGAGTAACCGGGATATGGCGGGATTAGGCGGAATTTAGTGGAACAGCCCCCAAAAACCGCCGTTTGTTGTTGTCTCGTTAAAAATGGGTCGGCGGGTGTTTTGTTTTTAGACTAATCGCCCATCAGGCCATTTCGGCACTTGAATTTAGAGCTTCTGTTTTTTGTTCTGGATCATGGATATGTTGATGAAGGGCCTGATTTTTACAGAGCAAAATAGTAACCGGTCCGGTGATTGTGATTTGTGACGGCATGTGAGCAAGTGTGTTGTTGTCATTCAGGCCTGTGGCCTGTGCAACTGCGTTCCGAAGACGATCCTTAAAGCCCGACATGCTACCTCCGTGATGTACTATGATAGCACAGACTATAAGTCTTTCCCTTTTTCCTCCAAGCCCTTTTCATAAATAATTTTTAGAATTTTCGCTTTGTGCTCAGGCGTAAAGCCTTTGTTTGTGAACATTTCTTCCGCGATTTCATAGCTCGCCTCTAGAACCTCCATATCTAATGCTGTGGCAGGGTTTACAGGCTGCTTCGGCTCCCGCCCGGTCGCGAGCCAATCCAAAGAAACCCTGCAAGCCCTTGCGATCTGTGACAGCGCAACGATTTTTGGCTCGGTGTTGCCAGCCGTGTAATTGCTGACAGTCTTCAGCCCTATTCCTGTTTCCCTTGAGATCTTGGAGTTGCCCCCCGATTCGCGAATCGCCACACGGATTCGCTCCGCGATTTCGGTCTTTAATGCCGAAACTCCGAAATCTGTGGCTTCATTATTTTTTGCGTTCGTAGTTTTCATAACGCCCTGAAATAAAACAAAATTCACAACATTGAGCATTAAATTTCCCACCAAAGAACACCGAAGGAAAATATAATGCTTGATGTTGTGAAATAAATTGCACAACATCAGGTTACAAGTTACCTAGTATTCACCTCAAAAAAAGCGGCCCTAACCGCTTCCGTGAGACCCGATGGCAAGACGCGAAGACATGCACTGGAGCGACGTAAAAGCTTCCCTCGAAAAACAGGGCTCAAACCTTGCGGAGATTGCTCTTTCGCTCGGCATCAGTCGGGTCAGCGTTTCCAAGGTGAGCTGGCGTCCCAATGCGGGCGTTCAAGCCACCATAGCCAAAGCTCTCAGCACCACGCCTCAAGCCATTTGGCCAACCCGTTATTACGTCTCCTCCGGCAAGCCTTTGCGGCCTTCCATCTGGATGCGGAAGAATAGCAGGTGCGGTGCGTTTGCACATGTCAAAAAACGAAAGGCCGCCTGACATGAAAATCATCGAAATCAAAACTTCTGAAATTGACGCCACAAACCGCAAGCGACCGGTCGATGACGATGTTGTCGCTCAGTTGGCCGAAAGCATCCAGGCCCGCGGTTTGCGCCAACCTATTGAGGTTGCAAAACAGGCCAAGGGTCAGCCCTACAGATTGATTTCCGGTGGGCACAGATTTGCCGCAGTCAAAGCCGTGGACTTGGAAACGGTCTCTGCAATCGTTCTGACTGGCAGTGAATTGGAATTGCGCGCCGACGAACTACTGGAAAACTTGGAACGTAGCGAATTGTCAATGTTGGAACGGGCGCAGTTTTACGCAGAACTGAAGCACTTGTTTGAGAAAAGCAACCCCAGCAGCACACACGGCGGGGATCGGCGTAGTGACGATTTTCAAGACACCAACTTGGCGACTTGGTCTGACACGGTCGTGACACGGACGCAAAAAAGTAAAACCACCATTGAGAGGGCGGCGCGTATTGGCGCGACGCTGACCGACAAAGCCGCCAAAAAGCTGCGCGGCACGGATTTCGCAGACAACCAGTCCGAACTTGAGGCGTTGGCTAAGCTTGAGCCCAAGCGCCAAGTCGAGGTTATCACGGCTCTGACCGACGAGCGTGATGCTGCCCCCAAGACCGTTGCCCAGGCCGTCAAAATCATCGAAGGGCACACCGCCCCCGCCACGGACGATCCTGTTGAGGCCCTATCCAACAAGCTGCTGGACAGCTGGAACCGCACCGTCTCGAAAGAACCGAAAGCCGCACGCCGTTTTCTTGATCACCTGATCGAGAACGGCATTCTGGCGACCGGATCTGTTAAGGGGATCAAGTGATGGCCCGCCGGAGTTTCCCAAAACCACCGGCGAACACCATGCCCAGCCTTTTGGACTGGACACCGCCACGTGACGTCGTCGTGCGGTTTGAGGACGAGCGGGTACGCACCGCCACCCTGCGGGCGCAATTGTCGCGGGCCGTTTCAGAGACGCTCAGTGATGCCACTGCGTCCCGCCAAGATATTGCTGAAAAAATAAGCGCTTGGCTTGGCGAAAGTGTTTCCGCGCCGATGCTGGATAATTATGCCAGTGAGGCCAAAGAAGACCACGCGATCAGCTTGCCGCGCGCCATTGCCTTGATCCAGGCGACAGGTGATGTGCGGTTGTTGCAGTTGATTGCCGAAATGTTCGGTCACGCGGTGATCGAGGCGAAATACGTCAACGCCGTCAATGAGGCGATGGTCGCGGAACAGATCGAAAAGCTGGCAAAACAGAAAAAACAATACCGCCAAGGCTGGAAAGGCGGGGCGTCATGAGGGAATGGTTCACCGCTGCTGAACTGGCATCAATGGCGTTGAAATCCTTGCCCGGCACAGATCGTGGCATTCAATCGCTTGCCAAGCGAGAATGTTGGGCCGCGCGTAACAATGCCGCCGGTGGCGGGTTGACCCGCAAGCGGGCTGGTCGGGGTGGCGGGGTTGAGTATCACTACACATTGTTGCCAATGAAGGCCCAGGCGAAAATCGTTGCCGATCTGGCCCCGGTGAAAGTGGCTAAGGCCGCTGAGAAATCTGCCCTTGCGGCCCCCGATTTGTGGGCCTTTTACGAAGCATTGCCCGATGCGCGCAAAGACAAAGCCAAGCAAAAATTGCAGGTCATTGAAGAGGTCGATGGGCTGTATCGCGGCGGTGTGTTGAAAAATTTAGCAGTGCACACGGTGGCGCAAAGCCACGGCGTAACGCCGGCCACGGTGTTCAACTGGTACAGGCTGGTCGCGGGTGTGCCGCGGGCCGATTGGTTGCCCGCACTGGCCCCGCGTCATGCTGGCCGCACCAAGACGGCACCATGCACACCGGAAGCTTGGGAGGTTCTTAAATCCGATTGGCTGCGGGCCGAGCGACCAACATTTGAAAGTTGTTATCGCCGTTTGCAACGTGCGGCGGATGCCCAAGGGTGGAGCGTCCCCTCATCGCGCGCATTGGAGCGGCGCATGGAGCGTGAGATTGCCGCGCCGGTGCGGGTGTTGGCGCGCAAAGGTGTGGATGCGCTCAAGGCGATGTATCCGGCGCAAGAGCGGGACCGGTCGATTTTTCATGCGTTAGAAGCGGTCAACGCCGATGGCCACAAGTGGGACGTCTGGGTGCAATGGCCGGATGAAGACAAGCCAATCCGCCCGATGATGGTCGCGATCCAAGATTTGTTTTCCGGTATGTTTTTGGGCTGGCGGTTCGATAAATCGGAGAACAAAGAGGCCGTCCGCCTTGCCATCGGTGACGTTGTTGAGACCTATGGCATCCCCGACCACATCTGGCTGGACAACGGGCGCGGCTTTGCTTCCAAGTGGCTGACGGGCGGCATCGCCAATCGGTTTCGTTTCAAAATCAAAGAAGAGGAACCGGTCGGCATTCTCACCCAGTTGGGCGTCGAGGTGCATTGGACGTTACCTTATAGCGGCCAATCAAAGCCCATTGAAAGGGCCTTTAGAGATTTCTGTGACGACATCGCAAAACACCCCGCGTTTGCCGGTGCATGGACGGGCAACACCCCGCTGAACAAGCCTGAAAATTATGCCTCCAAGGCGGTGCCGCTGGACGATTTTGTGCGCATCGTCAATGAAGAGATCCAGCACCACAACGACCGCGTCGGACGTCTCGCCCCCATTTGCCGGGGCCGATCATTCACGCAGACGTTCAAAGAATCTTATGAGCAAGCCCCGATTAAAAAAGCCACCGAAGAGCAAAAACGTTTGTGGCTGTTGGCCGCCGAAGGTGTCACCTGCGCCCGGCGCGATGGGGCCATAAATTTGATGGGCAACCGGTTTTGGGGCGATTTTTTGCATGCCCATATGGGCCAGAAATTGGTGGTGCGTTTTGATCCTGATCGTCTGCACGCGGGGCTGCACGTCTACCGCTTAGACGGTTCCTACATCGGCTATGCCGAAGTGGTTGATGCCGCTGGTTTCAACAATGTGGCCGCCGCCCGCGATCATAACCGCACCCGGAAGGCCTTCCAGAAAAATGCCAAGGTGCTGCTCGAACAGCACCGCACGCTCACCGGTGAAGAGATCGCCGCGACATTGCCCACCCCGGCCAACATGCCGCCGTTGGAAAGCAAAGTCGTGCAAATGGCGGGCATCAAAGACCCTTTGATGACGCGCCCAGAACCAAAAACAACCGCCCTCAATGACCGCCAAGAACTCGCCCTTGAGCGCGTGGTTGAGCGGTTATCGGACCATCGCCCCGCCGAGCCTGAAGACACACCGGAGACGCGGTACGCGCACGCACGGGCGCTTGATGCGGCGCTTGGCGACGGTGACGTGGTGAGCCTTGAAGATCGCCAGTGGTTACAAAGTTATCAGGAGACGTCTGAATACCGCACCGGTCGCCGCATGGAGAAAAGTTTTGGGAGCCGGTCGGACATCGCCGGATAAGAAAAACGCCCGCCGAGTGTGGAACCGGGGCGGACGTTTCAATAGAGAACAGAGGATAAAATGACAGAACATTTTCAAACCGTCAATACCATCGCCCCGCTCAAAAACGTCGCGCGTTTTACCGAGCTGGTCGATCTGCTGGTCAACCGCCCATCGGAGTTGCCGGGCTTCGGCACATTTTCTGGTCGAGCCGGGTTGGGCAAGAGCTTCGCGGCCCGGTACGCGATCAACGAGTTTCGGGCGTTCTACGTGGAATGCGATTTCACCTGGACGCAAAAAGCGTTCTGCGAGGCGCTGATGGTCGAGCTTGGATTGCTGCCACCGCGCACGATCCTCAAAAAACCGATCTACCGCGCGGTGGCTGAGATCGGCGATCATCTGGCCGACCATCCACGCCGTCCGTTGATTATTGATGAGGCCGATTTTCTGGTTAAGCGCGGCATGATCGAAATCGTTCGGGCCATTTACAAACACTGCGCTGCGGCGGGGACGGCGATCATCTTGATCGGTGAAGAGAACATGCCGAACGCCTTGAAAATTTGGGAACGCGTCGATAGTCGGATCCTCAAGGGCATCAAAGCGGTCCCGACCGATCAGGACGACGTGCGGGTTTTGGCGCAATTGGTGTGCCCCAGCTTGACGCTGGAAAAACCGGTTATTGCCAAATTGCGCAGTTGCACCAACGGCAGCGCCCGGCGGGTTGTTACCAAGCTTTACGGGCTGCGCGAAAAGGCCGCGCTGGAAAATCTTACCACCATCACGCTCGATGCGTGGGATCCGGTGGAGGCAGTTTGATGGCGCGTAAACCCGCAGACGTTGTCGCCAACGCCCGCTTTCCCCAAGGTCGTGATGAGATCTGGAAGCACATTCGCGCCCTTGGCCGGGACGGCAAAACATTCACCATTTCCGATGTCTGGTTTGAATGCGGTAAGGAAATTCATCGCGACACGGTTCGGTCGTACATGACCAGTTTGGTCATCGCCGGGATACTTAAAAACACCATGGCCGCGCCGGGAAAGGCCGTTCATTTTACGATGCCCGCTGATTTGGGGGCAGAGGCCCCCCGGGTTAACCGGCGCGGGGAACACGTCACGCAGGGGCTTGGCACCGAGGCCATGTGGCGCACCATGAAAACAATGAGTGCCTTTACGGCGGCTGAATTGGCCTTGATGGCCAGCACGTCCAAAGTGCAGATCAGCGAAGGCGCGGCAAAAGATTATTTGAAATTTATGGCGCGGGCAAAATTTGTGCGCACGGTCGAAATGAAGCCGGGAAAGCCAACACGATTTGCCTTTGCGCGCCAGCGTGATCCCGGCCCCAAGCCGCCGCAAATTCAACGCATCAAACAGGTATTCGATCCGAACTCAAACACGGTTGTGTGGCCCAAAGCGGAGGATCAAAAATGAGTACCCCGTTCAAATCACGTGACCGCACCAATGTCGAAAAAGCCCGCGCCGCGTGGGACGATAGTTGCCCCGATTGGGTGATTGTCTTGGCCCAGGCTTGTGATGACGGCACCCAGTCCATGGTTGGAAAAAGGCTCAAATACACCAACGGGTCCGTTTGCAGCGCGGTCATCGGCCAGTCCTACAAGGGCGATATGGCGTTGGTCGAACGTCGCGTGCGGGGCGAGTTGATGTCTGCATCGGTGCGCTGTCCGGCCACCGGAGAGATCTCCCTCTCCGTCTGTCTGGACAACCAACAACACGCCAAAAACGCAAACCGCACCAGCTCTTTTCGGGCCAGCATGGTGCTGGCGTGTCGCCAATGCCCGATCTCAAGTATCGGAGGATAGGACCCATGTTGAGCGAAAATCTTCAAAGTCTTGCAGAAGGACTACGGCGCTATGTCGCTACGGGCATGACGGTGGAATCATCCGCAGTGGTGATTATTTGCGCGATCCTTGAGTCCGCAATTGAGGACGCTGAAGAACTGGAGGCACGCACTGTGCCAGCGCTCGATCGGCAGACCGGCGATCTGCCGGAAAACGTGGTCCGGATCGCGACCAAACGCGTCGGCTGGCCGGTCACCTCTGGTCCGGGAGACGCGGCATGAGAAACCAATTTTCAAGCGCTGCCGCCGAAATTGCCGACACCAGCTATTCGTGCGCGGTCGAACATGCACTGAGCATGGGCGCACATGGTATGACACCACGCCAAGTTCTCGAAAGCATAGGTATGCCCGACGCCTTCAAAAACCCAACTTGGGAGGACGCCGTTTTTGCTCTGGCCCATGTCCACCGTCGGGTGTCCAATTCGAAGCAAAAATCGCAATTGCCCAAGCACGTTTTTTCCGGCCTCAATGTCACCAAGCAGGATCATGAAGACGGTGGGCCCACCCCTCGGTGGTGCCTGAAATGCAAGGGGTCGTTTGAAAGCCACGACCGCCGCATCTGCCCCAGTTGCACCAAAGCCAACCGGCAATTCGCGGGCGGCGATCTGGGAGGGCTTTACGCATGAACCGCCACACTCGAACGCGCATTCGCAATCGTTTTTTCCATCCCATCGCGGCCCCTTTTGAGGCCCTTTGGACGGGCATCAAAAGCCTCTTTAAAGGCCTGTTGAACGGCCTTCACATTCATCACGAAAGGACCCCACGATGAACACTACACCCACCCCCGACGGTTATATGGCCGACGCCAAAGGCCGGTTGGAGGATCAGACCGTTCGCAAAATCATCGAATACGCCGAAGACTTAAATGCACGCATCGCCCGGTTTCGCGGCCACACGTTCAACGACGTCGCCACTTTTTTGGACGTTCTGGCTGAAAAATACGCCGCTTCCAAAGGCGGCAAAAAGGGCAACGTCACGCTGACGTCGTTTGACGGTTGCCAAAAAGTCGTCGTTCAAGTTCAAGATTTTTTGACCTTCGGGCCCGAATTGCAGATCGCCAAGGGACTGTTTGATGCGTGCATCACCAATTGGGCCGAGGGCGCGGATGACAAAATTCGCGTTTTGGTCGATCACGCATTTCAGGTCGATAAAGAAGGTCGGATCAACCGCGCGGCTTTGTTCAGCTTGCGGCGGCTGAACATCGATGATGACAACTGGCAAGCGGCCATTCGGGCGCTGAACGATTCCATTCGCATCCAAGGGTCACGCGAATATGTGCGGTTTTACAAACGCGCAAATCCCGGGGCCGCGTGGCGGGCCGTCACCATTGATCTGGCCAGTGCCAAATCACCAGATCCCGTATCCACACCAAACTGATCGTGTAACCGACTTCCAGCCGGAGGACCGACCATGAACACTTTGACCGCTGACTTTAACGAAGCCCTGTTGAACCTGTCTGCGCTGATTTCGCGCTATTTTCCACTGGGGCGCTCCTCGCCAGTAAGCCGCGAATTTCGTGCCGTTACAAAAGAACTGCGCCACCACGGACTGGCGCTCCAAACCGGGGTGGTGGTCGGAGATCCGCGCGATTTGCTCAAACTGGCGCTGGATGCATGTGCGGATCGGGGGGTGTGCGGGCTCGACATCATGGACATCGTCAATGCCCACCAACGGGGCAATCCCAGCCCGGTGGCGATGCCCAAAGCGGTGGGAGACGGGACATGACCCTGTGGGAAAAATTTGGTCTTGCCTTGGCGCTGGTCGAGGCCGCCGGTGCCATTTTCATTTTGTTTCAATCCGGGATTATCGAGCTATGAACATCACCGATTTTCAATTCAGCATTTTACATGGTGTCGATGGTCAAGCGCAATTATCGCTGCATCACGGTGGCGATGTTTACCAGATGGATTTGGACAACGCACAGCGTCAATCGTTGGGCCTGAATTTGCTGGACGCAACCCATGCCGATCCCGTTTCCGACGATGAAACTGGGGAAGCCTGATGCCCTATCTGCGTGATCAACAACTCGAAGAGTTTCAAGATATTCGCCCGGCTGGCGGCGCACGGGTGTTGTTGATCGATCCGCCGTGGAGTTTTGAGGCTTATTCAGAAAAGGGGCACTTCAAGGGGGCGTCTGCGCAGTACGCCACCATGTCGATGGATGAGATCAAGAAAATGCCAATCGGCCATTTGGCGGCAAATGACGCGGTGGTTTTTTTGTGGAGCACTTGGCCGCTGATGCCGCATTGGAACGACGTCATCACCGCATGGGGATTTGAGTTCAAAAGCCTTGCTTGGGAATGGATCAAGTTCAATCCCGACACCGGGAAATATGCCTTTGGCCCCGGCTACGGCACCCGCAAAAATTTGGAGCCGTGCTTGATGGCGACCCGCGGCAAACCGAAAATGCGCCCGCCCATAGATATGCCGTTGCTTGGCGCGGGACTGCCCCAAGGCGTGCGCTCGGTGCGAGACTTTGTTGAGGCCATGCCACTGGATTGCATTCGCCAGCCACTCGACGGCCATTCACGCAAACCAGACGAGCAGTACACCCGCATCCAAACCATGTTCGAAGGCCCATACGTGGAGCTTTTCGCGCGCCAGCGTTACCCCGGCTGGATCAGTTGGGGCTTTGAGGTCGATAAATTTGAAGTGAGGGCCGCGCAATGACCAAGCCGATCATCAAGCTCATGCGCGACGCCGCCGATCTGCGCGACCGCGCCAAATCCGAAACGGATCCAGCCGTCCGCGCGGTGCTCATTGATGCAGCGGAACAGGTTGAGAAAGAAGCTGACGCGGTGCGCGGTGGCAAGATCATTAAAAATCAGTGCCATATACGCCTCCTTTGAGAAAGCGAAAGTATAGCACAACCATTGCCGCTCTTCGAGTTGGCGCAAACGAGGATTATTTTTTATGCCTATCGTGCACATCAGCAGATGCCGCCGTCGCCACGGTCGATCCGCGTGGGACAATATTAAAATTGAACCCCTCAGCCATGCCGCGCGCGACGGTCAGCGCCAGCACCGCTCGGTGCGCGCCGACGCACGGCCAGCCAAGACCTCGAGCCTCGTGGTCATCTGCAGCCAAGCCCAGCTCTATGGCCTCGGGGTTCGAGCCCATGGCGTCGGCTTGAGCGACAATATGATCCACCGCCTCGTCGGCAGCCGCGTCGATGGCGGCGGCCAACTCGGCCAATTGTTCGATAGCATCGCCCGGCGCGTGCCGCCGTCCGGACGACCACGATTTGATCGTGTCCAGGCGGGCATCAAGAAGGCGTGCGGCCTCCGATTGGGAAAGGCCGCACACCTGACAGAGAAGGGAAAATACGGTCGCCATTTACGCGCTCAAGTCTTCGGCCAAAGTAGCCGGGTCCGCCGCCAACGCGCCGACGATTTCAACCTCGGCCCATTCGTCGCAACCGCGCTCATCGCAGATCGAGCGCACAATGTCGGTCGCCGTGGCTTCGGCATCGGCGGCGTCATCGCCAACAACCAAATCCATAAAGTCGATCCGGCCATTTGTAAAAGCAGTTTTGTAAACAAATGCGGTTTTCATCTTCTAGGTCCTTCACCTCTTACAGCGGGCCAACCCCACCGCGTCTTTGATGATTTAGTGTACACCCATCGTGTACGGCTGCCAACAGCTATTTTGTGAACTGAAACAAGGGACCATCAAAATGTCAGCCGCACGCAAATTCAAAACCACGCCGGTGCGCCGGGGCTTGATCGCCAAGATTAAGATTGCGCAAAAGCAGCTTGGGCTGGATGACGATATTTACCGCGCCAAGCTGGCCGGGTTGTACGGCGGCAAGACATCGGCGACCCAACTCAACATCCGTGAGCTGGAGGATTTTGTGCAACAGCTTAAAGTCGAAGGCGCGAAATTCACCAAGCGCAAGGCCCCGGCGCGTGCGGGCAAACGGGCGTTGGCCGATGGTGATATGCAAGCGAAAATGCGCGCACTTTGGATTTCACTTTATCATCTGGGCGTGGTCCGCGACCCTGCCGAACAGGCGCTGGTTAATTTTGCCAAGCGGGTCAGCGGTGGTCGGGATCGCGGCATCGCCGCGTTGCAGTGGTTGGACACCGATCAGGCCAACAAGATGATCGAAGCGCTCAAGGCCATGGCCACCCGCGAGGCCAGCGTGAGCTGGGAACCGTATCGCCTTGTCGGTCAATCCCCGGTTTACATGCCACGTCACCGCGTGATCGAGGCGCAATGGCGCGTCCTTATGGATATCTGCCCGAGCTTGAGCGCCAACCGATCGCTGCGGACGTATCTCAAGGACAGCACTTTCGGCGAGGCCATCCTTTCTGAATTGACCGATGCGCAGACGGACCGAGCCATCGAAAACCTCGGCGCGCAAATCCGCAAATCATTGTCCGACCACGACTGCAAAACGCTCAAGGACTGGAAGGCGCGGTCATCATGAACGCCCAACTTCCCCACGGTTTGCAAGTGATCGCAGATGCCAGCAGTGTTGAGGTTGCGCTGAAAATCGCGTTGGTGCGCGGCGGATCGCGGCTGCAAATTCCGCAAAAAGCGGATGGTTCGTTGCTGGCGGACATTGTGGGGATTGACGCCGCTCGCGATATCGTCAAGGATTTGGCGAACGAACGCCTGACCATCCCGTTGGCGAAACGGGTGCTGGCGTTCTGGCTATCGGCCCAAGGGTGGTCCCAAGAAAAAATTGCCATGCGTTTGAAAATATCGCGCCGCTCGATCCAATATTGGCTGACCGGCACCACCCCCACCCGACAATCTGATCTGTTCGACGACTGTGCCTGACGTAGGGGCCGGGCGGGCCTAACCGGGCGCAACGGTTGCGCCCTGACGTTACGCACCACAAGTCCGCAAAATCGCGGCATGACAGATCAATTATTCATTAAAGCCATTGAGACCGTCCTCAAACATGAGGGCGGCTATGTCAACGACCCGGTCGATCCGGGCGGGGCCACAAACTTTGGCGTCAGCCTGCGGTTTTTGTTGTCTGTTGGAGAGTTGGATCTGGACGACGACGGCGTCATGGACGGCGATTTCAATTTTGACGGCACCGTCGATGTGGCGGATATCAAAAATATGTCCGCCGCCGATGCCATAAAAATGTACCACCTGCACTGGTGGTCAAAATACCAATACGACACCCTGCCCGCCAAAATCGCCCCGAAAATTTTTGACCTCGCCGTCAACATGGGGGCCAAGCAGGCCCACAAGTTGCTGCAACGCGCATGCCGCGCCGCCGGGGCGGACCTGGCGGAGGACGGCATCATCGGGCCGCAAACGCGTTTTGTCATCCAGGGGCTGGATCAATGGGCACTGTTGACCGCTTTGCGATCCGAGGCCGCGGGGTTTTATCGGGTGCTGATCGCCCAAAAACCCAAGTTCAAAAAATATCAAAACGGCTGGCTGAGGAGGGCCTACGCATGAGCTTTGTCAGATTGGTTTGGTTTTCTGTTCGCAACACATGTCAGGATCTTTGGCGCTATGGCTTTACCGCGTTGGGCGGGCTGACATTGATTTTGATTTTGGTTGTTCCCGCCATGGTGACGTGGTTGGTGGGCTGGATTTATGCGGATGTGTTAAATGGCTATTGGTGGGGACTGGGCTTTGGCGGGGTCGTTAACCTTGGGCTCATGGGGCTTTTGGTTTTCGTCAAAGCAACTGACACCCGCGGCGATCCCGAAGGCCGGTCTTTATGGTCATTATATAAAGACGGAAAAATATAATGGGCATTTTGACCCTGCTCCAGGCCGTCCCCTCGCTGATCGGCGTTGGCCGCAATATTTTTGAGGCGGTTACCGGCGACAGCGTTGATGAGCAAATCACCGCCGACGACTTGAGCGCGCGGATCGACGCGTTGCCCGAAGATCAGCGTTTGCAAATCAGCACCAAATTGATTGCTGCCAGCGTGCGCACGCAGATCGAAGACACGCGGCGGTTTGTCGCGATGGCGTCCGGCGATGCCGACCAGCAACGCGCCACGGCGCGCCCTGAAATCGCGCGGTCCGCCATGCGGGTGATCGCGATGTTTTCAAATGTGTTCGCGGCGCTGTTGATCTTCACCATGGCCGAATGGTTTTTGCGTATGGTGTTTGCGGTGCAAGGGCTGGTTTATCCCAATGTGTCGTTATGGGGTCTGTTCGCCCAGGCCGAGCCGATCACCACCATGATCTGGCCGCCGCTGATTGCCAGTTTCTGGGTGTGCGCGTCGATCATCAAAAAATATTTTGGCGTGCGCGAACGCGACAAAGCCCAGCAGTTTGAGATCCAGGCGGGCAAACCGCTGCAAAGTTCCGCCGCGACCATCGCGGCTGCGGGCAACGGGATCGCGGGCATCATCAATATGATCCGGGGTAAATGATGGCCGATTTCGATCCCAAGCTGGCGTACGAAGTTTTTCGCGACCTGTTGATTTTTCTTTTTTTCGTCTGGACTGCGGTGACACGCAGCCGGTCCGTCAACCGTGCTGAAATCGATGAGGTCCGCAAGAATCACACCGAACGGCTGGATCGCCATTCTGAAAAACTCACCCAGTTTGATGAGCGCATGAAGGCTATGCCGAAACATGACGACTTGGAAAACCTTCATGAGCGCATCAATCGGGTGAATGAGAATGTTGGCAAAGTGCAGTCGTCGGTGTCCGGCATCAAGGCCACCGTAGATGCCATCAAGAGCGCGGTTGCACTGCTTAACCGTCACCACCTGGGAGAAGGCAAATGAACTTTCCCGACTTTAAAGCTGAACACCGACGTTGGGCGATATTGAAGTTGCTCTCAGACGAACATGATCGCCGGTGCAATCACGTTCTTTTACGGAAAAAACTGCCGCGTTGGGATCACAACGTCACATTGGGCACTCTGGAAGGTGACCTGAAGTGGCTTGAACAACGCGGACTTGTGACGGTCGAAGAGCTGATGACCGGATATCTGGCCGCGACGGTCACGGATTTGGGCATTGCCGTGGCGGGCGGCCACGAGCGCATGCGTGGCGTGGACTTTCCGATTGACCCTGTTTAAGGGGAGCTCTAATGGGCATTAAAAGTACCATTGAAACCAGTCTGGAGGACGACGACCGCCAAGCGCTGGATCAACTGATCGTTGGGGGCAAGCTGACCCTTATGGCTCTGCTCGAATGGTTGGGCGAGCGTGGATATGACATCTCACGCTCGGCGCTGCATCGCCATGTGAGTAAGGTTGAACGCATGGGGGCCAAACTGCGCCAATCCCGCGCCATGACCGAGGCGCTGGTCAAAGAACTCGGCCCAGACGCTACTGAGGGCAAACAAGGCCGGCTGTTGGTGGAGGTTCTGCGCACGCTGGTGTTCAACCACCTGTCGGCGCAAATTGGTGGTGACGATGACGCCGCTGGATTGGAATCGCGCGACCTGTCGTTTTTGGCCAAGGCGCTCAAAGACATGGCGAGCGCCAGCAAAATCGATTTAGACCGTGAGCTGAAAATCCGCGAAGACGCCGAGAAAAAAGCCAAGGCCGAAGCCGCCGCCCGGGTTGAAGAGGTGCTAAAAAAAGACACCACCAAGGGCATCACCAAAGAAACTCAATCGGCAATTATCAAGAGTATTTTGGGGGGCGGCTGATGGAAACCGTTAAAGGATTCCTCAGCTACCAGCAAGCCGCGCTGACGGCGATCTTCACCTCCGCCGTGGTGGTGATTGAAAAATCGCGGCGTATCGGGATGACCTGGGCGCTCGCCGCCGTGGCCGTACTGCACGCCGCCGCCGTTAAAGCGGCGGGCGGCATGAATGTGTTTTACATGGGCTACAATCTGGAAATGGCCCGCGAGTTTATTGAGGTCTGTGCGTGGTGGGCGGGCCTGTTCGACCAAGCCGCGCGCGAGGTTGAAGAGATTGTGCTCAAAGACGAAGACAAAGACGTCCTGGCCTTTCGCATCAAGTTTAGCAGCGGCTTTGAAATCATCGCCTTGCCGTCCAACCCCCGGTCCTTGCGCGGCATGCAGGGGCTGGTCATTTTGGATGAGGCGGCGTTCCATGACAATTTGGATGAAGTTTTAAAGGCCGCATTCGCGCTGTTGATCTGGGGCGGCAAGGTGGTTGTGTGTTCCACCCACGACGGGGACACCAACGCGTTCAACACCCTGATCAATGACATTCGCGCGGGCCGCAAAAATTATCACCTGTTGCGGTCCACGTTTGACGATGCGCTGGCGGATGGGTTGTACAAGCGCATCTGCGAGACCCAAGATCAAAATTGGTCCGCAGCCGCCGAGGCCGCTTGGCGTGACGACATTATCAATTTTTACGGCGATGGGGCCGACGAAGAATTGTTTTGCGTGCCGTCCGAGGGCTCCGGCACCTATCTGTCGGGTGCGCTGGTTGAGGCCCGGATGGAGGCGGAGATCCCGGTGGTGCGGTGGGAGCAACCGTCTGATTTTGCAGAAATTGCGGATCACCTTCGCGAGGCCGAGTGTCGGGACTTTTGCGAACGCGCGCTGATGCCTTTGTTGGAAAATCTCGATCCCAAGCTGCGCCATTTTTTGGGCGAGGATTTTGGCCGCTCGGGCGATCTGACCGTCATGTGGCCGTTGGTGCTGGACCAGGACTTGACGCGGCGCACCCCGTTTTTGCTGGAACTGCGCAATATCCCGTTTCAGCAGCAAGAACAGATCCTCTTTTATATCTGTGACCGGTTGCCGCGTTTTGGCGCGGGCGCGTTTGATGCGCGCGGCAACGGTCAGTATCTGGCGGAACGCGCCATGCAGCGCTACGGCGCGGCGCGGATTTTTCAGGTGATGCTGTCGGTCGAATGGTACCGGGAAAACATGCCCGTTTACAAAGCCGCGTTTGAAGACGCCACCATCACCCTGCCCAAAGACGCCGACGTGCTGGCGGATCACCGGGCCATTGTTATGGAGCGGGGCGTGGCGCGGGTCCCCGAGAACGCGCGGACCAAAGACAAAAAAGGTGGGCAGCGCCACGGCGACAGCGCCATCGCGGGTGTGATGGCGTACTTCGCCAGTCGCCAAGACACCATGGAATACGAATATACCCCCGCCCATCACGCCGAACAGGAGCGCGACGCCCCCGGCGACGGCATGGCCGGGCGCGCGGCATTTAATCGAAAAGGAGCCTGGTGATGGCCGATCAAAATCATAGCGGCCTCATTGATCAATGGGGCAAACCGATCCGCAAACAAGAACTGATCAAAGAACTGTCCGGCCCGACTGTCACCGGCGTGCGCCAGTATCATTCCGGCCACCCGGCCCAAGGGTTGACGCCGCAACGCTTGGCCGCGATTTTGCGCGAGGCCGAAAACGGCGACCCGGTGCGCTACCTGGAACTGGCCGAGGAAATGGAAGAAAAAGACCTCCATTATCTGGGCGTCATGGGCACGCGCAAGCGCCAAGTCGCACAACTGCCGATCACCGTGGTGCCCGCCAGCGACGACCAAATCGACATCGACAACGCCGATCTGGTGCGCGCCTGGCTGGACCGTGATGAGCTGGAGGACGAACTGTTCGACATCCTCGATTCGGTGGGAAAAGGATATTCCGTTTCGGAAATCATTTGGAATTTAGACGCCAATCAATGGATGCCCAGCCAAATCGTTCACCGCGACCCGCGCTGGTTTCGTTTTGATCCCGACGACGGCCAGACTCTGCGCCTGGTTGACGAAGGCGGGCGGCTGGAGCCGCTGGCCCCGTTTAAATTCATCCGCCACCGCACCAAGGCCAAGTCCGGCTTGCCGATCCGCGGCGGTCTCGCCCGGGCCGCGGCGTGGGGCTATCTGTTCAAAAACTTCACCGTGCGCGATTGGGTGATCTTTGCCGAGCGCTACGGCCACCCGCTGCGCGTGGGCAAATACGGCGCAAACGCCACAAGGGAAGAAAAAGACATTTTGCTGCGCGCGGTGTCCGACATCGCGTCGGACGCGGCGTGCATCATTCCTCAAGGAATGGAATTGGAATTTATCGAGACCAAGATCAGCGGCAATTTGGATTTGTTTGAGCGGTTTGCCGATTGGATTGATCGGCAGATTTCCAAGGCGGTTCTGGGCCAGACCCTGACCACCGAGGTCGGCGACAGCGGTTCATACGCTGCGGCCACCGTGCACGGCGGTGTCAAAGATGATATTGAGCGCGCCGATGCCAAGGAGTTGGCGGCAACACTCAACCGCGACGTAGCGCGCCCGATCATTGACCTGAACCGCGGGCCGCAAAAACGATATCCGAAGTTACGGATTGGCCGCGAAGAAGAAACCGATATCGCGCTGATGTCCGAAAGCCTCGCCAAATTGGTGCCGCTGGGGCTGAGCGTTTCGGCCAAACAGGTTCGCGATAAATTAGGGCTGAAAGAGCCGGACGACGGCGACGACGTGTTGCGGGTGGCCGGGCCACTGCCGGTGTCTGGGCCACTGCCGGTGTCTGGGCCACCGCCAGTGGCCGTGGACGATACGGGAAAATCCGCCACCAAGGCCATGGCCGCCGCACATCTTAAAAACGACGATGATGCGGTCGAATTGTTTTTTGCCGAGTTGCGCGAAAGCGGCGAACTGGACGCGGCCATGGAGCCGATTTTAACACCCCTTGAAACGGCCTTAAACGGCGCTGAAACTTTTGATGACATGAAAAACATTTTGACCACGGCGCTGGCCGACATGAATGCCGATAAATTGGCCGAGCTGATTGCCCGGGGCGCGTTCAATGCGCGCATGGCCGGTGACGTCGATGTGGATCTGGATTGACGATGGCGGTTGAATTTAAAAATCTGCCGCCCAAAGAGGCCGTCGCTTTTTTCAAAAAAAAGGGCTACGCGCTCGGCTTTGATTGGCGCGACGTTTGGCAGCAGGAACACGCTGCCGCGTTTACCGTGGCCAAAGTGAGCCGCCTCGATGTTTTGGAAGATATCCGGGGCGCGATGGACACGGCCATCAAAAACGGTGTGACGGCGGCGCAGTTTAAAAAGAACCTCAAGCCAATTCTCCAAGCCAAAGGCTGGTGGGGAAAACGGGCGATGTATGACCCGGTTGAGAAAAAATTTAAACGTGCGCAACTGGGATCCAGCCGGCGGCTGCAAACCATTTTTGACACCAACATGCGAACAGCCTATGCGGCGGGCAAATGGGAGCGTGCCGAGCGCACCAAAAAAACGCGGCCCTATTTGCGCTACATCGCGGTGCGCGACAGTCGCACCCGCCCCCAGCACAGCGCGTGGCACGGCACGGTGTTGCCCATCGATCATGAGTTTTGGCAAAGTCATTTTCCGCCAAATGGGTGGCGCTGTCGCTGCACCGTGCAGACGTTATCAGAACGTGATCTCAAACGATATGGTCGCAAGATTTCACCCGATCCGCCGGTCCAGACCCGCAAATACCTCAACAAGCGTACCGGCGAAGTCACGGATGTGCCGGTCGGCATCGACCCGGGATTTTCCTACAACGTCGGCGAGGCGCGTGATCGCGCCCTCACCCCGCCACCCACGGGAGGTTTGCCCACATCGTTTCCGGCAGGCGTCAATCTGCCGCCGTTGCCCGCACCGCGGCCAGCCCCAGCGAAGTTGCTGCCAAAAGGTCTCAGCGATGATGAATATATTGACAGTTTTTTAGGTGAATTTGGGGTCAAACGCGGACAGGCTATGCACTTCACCGATAAGGCGGGTGAGAGGTTGGTGATTTCCGAGGAGTTGTTTCGTACGTCCGAAAATACGCTGAAGCTGACCCGGGCCAGTCGTCAGCGTTATTTGTTGCTGACTGCCGCCGCCATCAAAAACCCCGATGAAATTTGGTGGATATGGGAAAAGCTTAAAAACAAACCCGGTTTGGTTTTGCGGCGACGTCACATTGCGCGCTGGGATATGGGCGATGGCCAAGCCCTGGCCGTGTCGGTATTTGAACACGGCAAAGATGGTTGGATGGGCATCACCTCATTTGCGCCCTATCACAACCGCTCAAAGGCCGCCCAAGATCGGTACATGAATAAACAGCGTGGCGAGCTGCTGGCGTGGCGGCGCAAAGACCCCCCAAAGTAAAACCCCACCGGTGACGATGGGGTTTGTGTTGGGGCTTTCGGTCGCGGTTCACCCGCTTGGGCCTCAACGCTCTGATTATAGCCCACCCTCTTAACAAAATCCACAACGCCCGTAAATCGTCGTAGAGGCCCTTTGCGGCGATTTGGCCCCGGTTATAGCCGGGCGCTTCAGGACACCCTTTAGTGCCCCCTTTAATGGGCCGATTAAACCCTGTTTGAAGGCCTGTTTCAGATCGAAAATGCATCGCCGCCGCCGTTAGCGTTGTGAAAGCCATCGATCTGCGCTATGGGTTGAAAGCGCGGACGATTGCTGTCTGGCGCACTGGGCGCAACTGTTGCGCCCTTATTTGTATCCTCTCTCATTGCAAAAATGTCCCCAGTGGTGATTTCACCGCTGGTCATAATTTTGTCTTTGAGAGACCTGATGAAATTTTTTCTTTCCACATGTTCAGTCATCTTACCGGGTGGTGTGTCCGGATGGGTGATGCTGATGCCATCTGGTGACATCAATGCCGACGACGGTCGTAAGTTTAAAAATGCCAACACCGCCGATGTTGTCAAGGCCAGTGCCGCCAAGATTGATCTGGTGATCGACTATGAACACCAGACCGATTATGCCAAGCAAAATGGCCAGCCAGCCCCCGCCGCCGGGTGGATCAAGGAGTTGGCGGCGCGTGCAGATGGCATTTGGGGCCGGGTGGAATGGACCGATAAGGCCAAGGCCTACCTTGCCGCGAAAGAATTTCGCTATTTAAGCCCAACTTTTCTTCATGACAAAGCTGGAAACGTCCAACGCATTTTGCGTGCGGCGTTGCTAAACAGCCCGGCCATCCACGAACTCCCCGCTCTCGCCAAATCACAACAAACAGGAACCGATCCCATGGATGTAGAACAATATCTGGCCTTGTGTCAGGCCCTCGGTCTGGCCGAGGGGACGGCGGTCGACGCCGTGATTAAAACCGCCAAGGCGGCGCAAACGGTCGCCACCGAGGCCGCCGACACCACCGCCGCGTTGTGTTCGTCGCTTGACTTGGACCAAAACGCCAGCGTCGAAGACGTCACCGCTGCGGTGACCAGCCTGAAAGCCACGGCCACGGCCACGGCTATCGACAACGGTGGCACACCCGACCCAGCCCAATTCGTCAGCATGGCGGCGTTTCAAGAACAAAGCGGGGCCTTAAAAACCTTGCAGGATACCATCGCCGCCGCCACGGCCAATGATGTCGTTGAAAAAGCCATGGCGGCGGGCAAGGTGACCCCTGCCAATCGGGATTGGGCACTGGCGCTGGCCCGCACGGACCCGGGCAGCTTTGACGATTTTGTCAAAAATGCGCCGGTGATCATCGCGCCGGGCACCGCTACACCGTCCGGCGATATTACGGCAAAAGCCACCGCACTGGATGCCGACGAAAAATCCATGTGTGCGGCCATGAGCATTTCCGAGGAACAATTCCTCGCAACCAAAAATGAAGGGATCGACTAATGGCCGCTCTCACCACTGACCGCAACACGCCGGAAATCGACGGCGTGATGCGCGATATCCCGGTCGCCACCGGCGTTAAAATCTTCGCCGGGGCGCTGGTGTGTTTCAGCGCCACCGGTTTCGCCACCCCCGGGGCCACAGCCACCACGTTGGTCTCTGCTGGTCGCGCCGAAGAACAGGTCGACAACACCGCAGGCGCCGATGGCGCTGTGACGGTCAGGACCAAGCGTGGCGTGTTCCGTTTTGCCAATTCGGCAGCGGCAGACGCCATCACCGCCGCCGAGATCGGCGACGCCTGCTACCTTGTCGACGACCAAACCGTGGCAAAAACCGATGCCACGGCCACCCGGTCGGTCGCTGGAAAAATCATCAACATCGACGCCCAAGGCGTCTGGGTTGAACTCGGCTAAGGAGGCCACGTCATGCTCGTTAATCGTCAATCTCTGAACAATTTGTTTATCGGTTTCAAAACCACGTTCAAAAATGCGCTCAGTCAGGCTGAGCCGCAATACACACAAGTGGCCATGGTGGTGCCCAGTTCCACAAAATCCGAACAGTACGCCTGGATGGGCAAGGTGCCCAACGTGCGTGAATGGCTGGGGGATCGTGTCGTACAAAACCTGATGTCGCACGACTACACCGTTCGCAACAAAGATTTTGAACTGACCATCGGGGTCGATCGTAACGACATCGATGACGACAGCTATGGCGTTTACACCCCGCTGTTTGCTGAAATGGGCCAGTCCATCACCGCGCACCCCGACCAGTTGGTGTGGGATCTGCTCAAGGGTGGGTTCACCACGGCTTGCTATGACGGTCAGTACTTCTTTGACATCGATCATCCGGTTTTGGACGAAACCGGCGCAACCGTTTCCGTGGCCAACACGGATGGCGGTGCCAGTGCACCTTGGTTTCTGGTCGATGACACCCGCGCCATTAAGCCGATTATCTTTCAAGAACGGAAAAAACCGGACTTTGTGTCGATGGATCAAGACACCGATGAAAAAGTGTTTTCATCGCGTGAATTTCGATACGGCACCCATGCGCGCCACAACGTCGGGTTCGGGTTTTGGCAGTTCATCTGGGGCTCCAAACAGGTTTTGGACGCGACGGCTTACGCCACCGCGCGCACGTCGCTGATCGGCATGAAGGGTGATCATGGCCGCCCGCTGGGCGTTAAGCCGCGCAAGCTGATTGTTGGCCCCAGTAACGAAGAAGTCGCGCGCAAAATTATCGGTTCAAAAGAATTGGCCGGTGGTGGCGACAACCCTTGGTATGGCACCGCTGAAACGGTCGTCGTCCCGTGGCTGGCATAAGCCCGACGTAACCCCAAAACTGACAAGGATCAACTGAACCATGGCTAAGAAAATTCGTATCGTTTCCAAGGTCGAGGGCTTCCGCCGTTGCGGCCAAGCCCATTCATCCCAAGCCACAAATTTTGATTTGGATGCTTTCACCCCGGCGCAATTGGCCGAGCTGAAAAGCGAACCGAAGCTGATCGTTGACGAAGTCGACGTGAAGGAAGCGGCGAAGAAATAACGCCGCACAAAAAAACGGCGATCAATCGCCCTAAGCCGGGAGCCGCAAGGTGGCCCGGCTTTCGGGTGAGCACACCTTATATATAAGGACCCGGATTTTGAGCTACGCCACCCAACAAAACATGGTTGACCGTTTTGGCTCCGATGAACTGATCGAGCTGACCGATCGCGCCGATCCGCCCGCCGGGCTGATCGACGTGACGGTGGTCGGGCTGGCGTTGGCGGATGCCGACGCGGAAATCGATAGCTACATCTCAGTCCGCTATGCCCTGCCGCTGGCGGCCACCCCGGCGCGTCTGATCAAGGTCGCGTGTGACATTGCGCGCAAGCACCTGTTCAAAGACCAGCCGCTCGATGAGGTGATCGACAATTATAAAGCCGCGGTGGCGTTTTTGCGCGATGTGTCGCGCGGCGTGGCCGAACTGGACGTTGCCGGGGCCGAGCCCGCTGGCGATACCACCGGGTCGCCGCAACTGAGCAGCGGGCCGCAAATGTTCACCAAAGACACCATGGGGGGATTTTGATGACCGGCGCGGTTCTTCACATTGATGCGTCTGATTTGGGCCGGGTCGGCAAACGGTTGGACCGGTTGTTGCGCCGGGTGTCTGACGCGACGCCGTTGATGGATGACATCGGCGCGATGTTGGTGACCTCAACCCAAGACCGGTTTGAGCGCGGTGTCGATCCAGAAGGCACGGCGTGGAAACAATCGGACCGCGTAACCCGCGCCCAGGGCAATGCCCAGACGCTGGTCGATACCGGGCGGTTGATGACGTCGATCACCCATGTGCCCGGCAACAATGAGGTCGAGGTCGGCACCAACGTGATTTATGGGGCCATCCATCAAGCCGGCGGGCAAGCTGGGCGCGGCAAATCCGTCACCATCCCGGCGCGGCCCTATCTGGGCATTTCGTTCGACGACAGGGCCGAGATCGGCAACCTGATTGATGATTATTTGATGGAGGCGTTGCAATGATCGGGGCAATAGAAAACGCCATCATCGCGAAAATTCAAGCCGCGTCCGACGCGAGCGCGTTGGGCTATCGGTTCAAAACGGTCGAGAGTTTCGGCCAAACCATCACGCCCGACAATTTGCGCCGATCGACACAATCGTTTCCCGCCGCATTGGTGGTTTTTGCCGGGGAGCCGCGGCCCACCGATGGCCCCGGCGGCAAGACCCGTCACAGCCCGATGTTTACGATTTTCCTGTGCCAGAAAAACCGCCGGGGCGACGGATCGTCGCGCAGTGGAAAAGACGGCAAGGTCGGGACGTATCAAATGATCGAAGACGTGCGTGGCCTGTTGAGTGAACAAACGCTGGGTCTGGCCATCGACCCGATCAAGCCGGGCGCGGTGCGCTCCGTGATGCAAGACGACGGGCCGTCGATCTATGCCCTGGAATTGCACGTCGGTTACGACGCCAATCCGCGTTTGGCGGACTCCGCCACGCTGGACGATTTTGCCACCTTGAACGCCGATTGGGACGTCCCCGTGGACGGCACCATCGACGCCACCGACACCATCACATTGGAGACATTGCCGTGAAACAATTTGTAAAACCAGCGGACGGGCTCAAGGTCCGCGACCCCAAGAGCGGACAGCATCTGCCCGCGGGCGGTGCCGAGATCGATCTCGGCCCCTATTGGCACCGCCGTTTGCGCGATGGCGATGTGGTGAAGGCCGCCAAGCCCAAAGCCGCAAAATCCGCCAAAGCTGAAAAGGAATAACTGAACAATGATCAGTTTCAATCAAATCCCCATCAATTTGCGGGTGCCCGGCGCGTATCTTGAAATGGACAACACTCGCGCCAACCGAGGCCTGCCCGGCATGCCCTCGCGGATCCTGGTGTTGGGCCAAAAACTTGCCACCGGAACCCAAGCCGCAGACACCCCGGTCAAAATCCTCGACGTCGCCGCCGCCGAGGCCGCGTTCGGTCGCGGATCGATGCTGCATTTGATGTTCAAGGCGCTCAAGGCTGTCAACACCTGGACCGAAACCTACGCGATTGCGTTGGACGATGATGGCGCGGCCACGGCGGCTGCGGGATCGGTTTTATTCGGCGGTGCCGTTACCCAGGCGGGCACCGTGAATTTATATCTGGCCGGCCAGCGCGTGCGTGTCGGTGTGAGCGTCGGCGACACGCCCGCCGTGATCGCCACCGCCACCGTGGCCGCGATCACCGCCGCTACCGATCTGCCGGTTACCGCCGCCGTCAACGGGATCACACCCGAACAGGTGGACATCACAGCGCGGGGTAAAGGCGCTGCCGGCAACGACATTGACATTCGCTTAAACTATAATTTTGGCGAGGCCCTACCCGCCGGCCTAACCGCTGTCCTCACCGCCATGTCTGGCGGCACCGCCAACCCTGACCTCACCGCCGCCATCGCCGCGTTTGGCGACACATGGTACACATCCATCGCCGTGCCATATACCGACGCGGCCAATTTGGGGCTATTGGAAACGGAACTCAGCGCGCGTTTCGGCCCCATGGTGATGATGGATGGGCGTGCATACAGTGCCGCCAGCGGCACCCACGCCACACTGACCACCTTGGGCAATTCGCGCAATTTGGAACACCTGTCGATCATGTACGCCACCGGCAGCCCATCCGCGCCGTGGACGTGGGCGGCAGCCTACGCGGGTGTGGCCGAATATCACTTAAATATCGACCCCGCCCGGCCCTTGCAGACCTTGGCGCTGGGCATGATGCCGCCTGCCGATGCGGATTTGTTCACGTTGGAAGAACGCAATTTATTGCTGTTCGATGGCATTTCCACCCACCGCGTCGATGATGGTGGCCGGGTGCTGATCGAGCGCGCGATCACCACTTATGAAACCAACGCCGGGGGCATCGACGACCCATCCTATCTGGACGTCAACACGCTCGCGACGTTGGCGTATCTTCGCTATTCGGTCAGCGCGCGGATCTTGTCCAAATATCCACGCCACAAGCTGGCCAATGACGGCACCGAATACGGTGCGGGCCAAGCCATCATCACGCCCAGCGTGATCCGGGCCGAGTTGATTGCCCTGTTTAAGGATTGGGAAGCCGCGGGTCTGGCCGAGGGCATCGACCAGTTCAAGGCCGACCTGATTGTGGAGCGCGACGCCGTGGATGTGAACCGCGTCAACGCGGTGATCCCGCCCGACGTCATCAACCAGTTCCGCGTATTTGCGGGCAAGGTGCAATTTCGCCTCTAAGGAGACTGATAAATGAACCCGAATCAAAAACTGGGCCGCGTTACAATTAAGGTCGATGGTGACGTGATCGAAAGTTACGCGGACGCCGAGATCGACACCGGCGGCTTTGAAATCAGTGAAAAGGAAAACGGCAATTTTCCCGGCCATTGGTCCGAGAAAAAAACGCCCGGACGCGTCAAGTGCAAGATCGACTGGGGCGAAAGCAACAGCATCGAAATCCTCAAAAAATGGCGCGACGTCACCCTCACCTGTGAGCTCGACAGCGGCCAGACCTACGTTGGCGCGCACTACACCCTCACCAAAATCCCGCCGATCACCACCGAACAGGTCGAGCTGGAATTTTATGGGCCCGCAATGGAGGAAATGACCGTTGTCTAACACCGTCACAATCGAGCTTGAGTTTCCCGTCACGTTAAAAATGAAAAATGGCCGCACCGAGCGCGATGAAATCATCGACACCGTCGAACTGCGCCGACCCAAGGTCAAAGACATCAAAGGCCTTAACCTTGAACAACTGGAAGGCGACGACCTTGAAGTGTTGGTGCGGCGATTGTCGGGATTGGACCGCGCCGTAATGGCCGAAATCGACGTGACCGATTTTTTGAAATTGGCGGAGGTCATCGGTGGTTTTTTTCCACGGCCTTCCACGGACGCAAACAATTAGACGACCCCGCAGGATCTGAATTTTTTGATCCTTGGCCGCTGGTCGCCGAACTGGCCCATGGCTACGGATTTGGGGCAAAAGAGGTTTGGGACTTGTCTTTGGTGGATGCGCTCCGCTGGCACGATGAACTAAGGAATATTCATGACGAACATGACAGCCCGAATTCGGATTGAACTTGGCGACCGAATTTCGGCACCGCTTCGGCGCATTTCAGGCCAAATTGAAACCACGATGGGGCGTGCCCGCCGCGCGGCAGAGCAAACCGGAAAAAGTATGGAACGGGTCCACAAGGCCATGCGCGGTATGGGCTCTGCCGGGCGATCGATGTCGTTCAAACTCACCGCGCCAGTCATCGCTTTTGGGGCTTTAAGCTTGCGTGCCGCGGCAAATTTTGAAGCGGCAATGAACAAGGTGGGGGCGTTGAGCGGGGCGACAGCAAAAGAGCTGAACAGCCTTAGGTCTCAAGCTCTGAAATTAGGGAAAACGACGGTTTTCACGGCCACCCAAGCTGCGGATGCCCAAGCTTTTTTGGCAATGGCTGGATTTAAGACCAATAAAATTATGGCGGCTCTGCCAGGCACATTGCAATTGGCCGCTGCGGCTGGCATTGATCTGGGTCGGGCGGCGGATATCACGTCAAATATTTTAACCGGTTTTGGTAAGAGCGCTGACGAACTTGGTCACGTCAATAATGTGCTGGTCGGGACGTTTACGAATTCCAACACCACACTGGAAGAGCTTGGCGAGTCCATGAAATTTGTCGCCCCTGTTGCACGCGGTGCTGGCATGGCATTCGAGGAAACAGCCGCGGCCATTGCGATGATGGGCAACGCGGGGGTTAAGGGTGGATTGGCCGGGCGGTCATTGCGTATGGCCATCGCAAAATTGCTCAACCCAACCAAAGAAATCATGCGGACGTTTAAAAGTCTCAAAATCAACGAAAGCGATCTCTATGATTCCGAAGGCGCTCTTCGGTCACTGGCAGATATTATGGGTCTTTTAAAAGAACGCGGGGCGACAACCGGGCAAGTCTTGGCGATTTTTGGTACGGAAGCTGGGCCAAATATGCAAGCGTTGATGGACCAGGGCATCGACAAAATGGTCGAGTTTACAGACAAACTGAAAGAAATTGGTAACGTTGCGGAAAAGATTGCCAAGGCCCAGCTGGTCGGTGCACGGGGCGAAACGCTCAAATTGGCCTCAGCGTTTGAGGGTCTGCAACTTGCTATTGCTGATTCCGGTGTTCTCGCGGCATTTACGAAAATGGTTGAAGCCGTCACCTCATGGCTTGGTGAACTATCCAAGGCGTCTCCGGCGACCTTTCGGTTTGTAACTGTCCTGGCCTTGATCCTGGCGGCCATCGGCCCGTTGCTGATCGGCATTGGGCAGATCGGCATCGGAATTTATGGTTTGACCATTGCGTTTTCAGCCCTCAAGGCAATGCAATTGGGCGCGTTGTTTGTGTCCATTGCAGGCGGGGTGAAGGCGTTGGGGGCAGCATTATTGCTTAACCCCATTGGCCTGATCATCACCGCCATTGGCGTGGCGGCGTTTTTATTGGTCACCCGATTTGACGACATCAAAAAATCACTAAAGGCTTTGCGTGGTTTTGCCGGGCTGGCGCTGGATTACGTGGTGAACAAAATCACCGCGTTACGGAATGCGTTTGCAAACGTGTTGCCAGACTGGCTTAAAGAAAAAATGGGCATTGATGTTTCAGCAAAAATGCCCCCCACACCATCGGTGGCCAGTGCCTACGCCGGGCGTGGTCGCGGTGGATCACGTGGTGATCAACGCACGGATGTTGGCGGAGAATTGTTCATTAAGATCGACAGTGAAGGCCGCCCGAAAGTCGCTCAACTCAAAAGCAACAACCCAAGTTTTGACCTGAACGTCGATACTGGGTTGGTGATGTCTGGAGGGTGAGATGTCAGTAGGTGTATGTAACCGCGAGCAACGTGAATTTTCGAGCTTGACCGGACTGTTCGGCGTTGAGTTTGAGGCAAAGTTCTTTTCCACCTTCAGCGACAAACCCACGAAATTTATACATGTTGAGGACGCGAATTTCGCGTACCCCATCAAGCAATGTTTCGTTCGCAATGATGGCGGGACAAACTCCGGCTTTGATTACGGCGCTGTAGATCGCATCGGTGATGATTTTTTCCGGCAAAACGATGGTGACGATGCCGTCATTTTTTTCCACCGAGATCGGCTGCCACGTGGTCAGGGTTGGTACCAAAAATTCTGCGGCACGGGCTTGCCCGGCCAAGGCCATAAAGAACAGTCCGGCAAAAATCAATTTCAACATGATCGTGTCCTTATCGCGGTTCAGGCCGGGAGGGTAGCACAATGAGCTGGCGGGACAACCTTCGCGAGGTGTCGTTTCGGGGCGTGCCGTTTTTTTATGACGACACGGATGGCGAAATGGGCCGGCGCGCGCAGCGCCACGAATACGCGGGCCAGGACGTGGCCTATCACGAAGATCTGGGCCTCAAGACCCGCGTGCACACCATTAACGCCTATGTGTGGGGCGACAACGCCGACGTTTTGGCCGCAAATCTGCAAGCCGCGATTGAAGCACCGGGTGCTGGCACACTGGTGCATCCAGTCCGTGGCCAAATGCTGGCGATGGTGACCAACGCCCGGGTGCGCACCAGCACCCGCGAGGGCGGCCTGGTCACTTTTGCGCTGACATTCGAAGAAACCGGTTCTGCGCGTCAACCGCAACTTTCACCATTGCCGGTGGCGCGCATCGACGCCGCGGCGGATACCTCTTTAAGCACCGTCCAAAAGGCCTTTGAAGAGGCTTTTAACGTCGATGGATTGCCGCAATTTATCGCCACCGATGCCGCCGGTCAGGTCACCACTGGGGTGGACCGGATCAAAGGCGCATTTGCCGATTTGCGTCAAAGTGAGCAATCCGCTGCGGGCTGGGTCGGGCGTGGCGCGGATATCAAATCGCGCGCGGTGACCATCATCCGTGACCCGGCCCAATTGGCGGTCGAAATCGCCGATGTGATCGGTGTCGATTTGGAACTGCCTGGCGCGCGGCTGGCGCGATCATTGTCGCGTCTGTTTGATTTTGGCCGGGATGTTCCTGCCGTTGCCGCCACCACCGCCACGCGGCGGATCCAAGTGGCCAACCGCGATGCGTTCACCGCCGTGGTGCGCCAAACGGCGGTGATCCATGCCGCGCGTGCCAGTGGGCGCGAACAATTTCCCAACCGGGCATCGGCGTTGGTGCGCCGCGACCAGATCGCAGATGTGATTGAGACCGAAACCCTGACCGCGCCAGACGCCAGCTACCGGGAATTGGTGGCGCTGCGCGCCGAGGTAATCCGCGCCATCGATGTGCAGGCGGCGCGACTGCCGCGGCTGAAAACCATCCGCCCCGCCCGCACCAGACCGGTGCTGGCGCTGGCCCATGATTTGTACGGCGACGACCCGTCCCAAGCGCTGGCGTTGTCGTCTGATTTGGTTGCACGCAACCGGGTGCGTCATCCGGGGTTTGTGCCCGGCGGTGATGATCTGGAGGTTACGATCGGGGGCGTGAGCAATGGCTGAAGTCAAATTGATCATTGGCGGCGATGTGTGGCGGGGTTGGGAAGAGGTCACCATCACCCGGTCGATTGAGCAAGCCGCGGGGACGTTTGATTTGAAACTGACCGACCGCTGGCCGGGGTCAGATGTGGTGCGTCCCATCAACCCGGGCATAGCGTGCCGGGTGGAAATTTCCGGCCAGCCGATCATTGGCGGTTATATCGACGATGCCACCGAGACGTTTGAGGCGGATACCCATGAGCTCAGCGTTCGGGGTCGTGACGCGGCTGGCGATTTGGTGGACTGTTCGGCGGTTTACAAATCAGGCGAATGGAAAAACGCCAAATTGGAAGACATCGCCAGCGATCTGTGCCGCCCGTTTGGCGTTTTGGTGACGGCCAGCACATCGACGGGCAAAGCGTTCGAAAGTTTCCGCATCCAAGAAGGCGAAACGGTGTTTGAGACCATCGAGAGGGCGTGTCGCCAGCGCGGTTTGCTGGTGCGCTCCACCGGCACCGGCGGGCTGGTGATCGGGTCCGGTGCGGGGGTGGCCAATAATGCCGGCGCGCTGGCGCTGGGCGACGGCGGCAATGTGTTAAAACTGCGCATTGAGGCGTCATCACGCGAACGTTACTCCAGCTATACGGTGAAGGGCCAAAATGTCGGCGGCGGTGAAAAGTCCGCCGAAGACATTGCGGGCGATGAAGCGGTGGTGCTGGACGGGTCGGTCCCGCGCTATCGCCCGTTGATCGTTTTGGCCGAAGAACCGGGCGATGGCCCCCGTTTTGAAGAGCGTGCCCGGTGGGAACAACGGGTGCGTTGGGCGCGCGGCAAACGCATGTCGGCGACCGTTCAAGGGTGGCTGGACCGGGCCGGTCGTCCGTGGCGGCCGGGCGACGTTGTGGCGGTTGATTTTCCCAAATTCAAGGGGTCGATGTTGATTGCCACGGTGAATTTTTCACGTGGGCCAACCGGCACCTTGAGCACCCTTGATTTAACGTTGCCGAACGCGTTTGACGTGTTGGGTGAGAGCGTGCCAACCACCGCTGTGGAGGGACTGGCATGGTAAACCGCCACCCGATCATCACCGCCGTCGATAAATTGACCGCCCCGCTGCGCCGTCGGGTGGCGTTGATGGTGGGCCGGGCGGTGTTGATGGCCGTTGACGATGGCACCAAGTGCCAGACCGTGCAGATCACGGCGCTGAAAGGCGAGGTGTTGGACGGTGTGGAACGGGTTACCGAATACGGATTTACATCCCACCCCCACCCCGGGGCCGACGCGGTGGTGGTGGCGGTGGGCGGCAACCGCGATCATGGTGTGGTGATCGCGCTGGGCGACCGGCGGTACCGTCTGACCGGATTGGCGGCGGGCGAAGTGGCATTGCACGACGAGCAAAGTCAGGTGATCAAACTGGCGCGCAGCGGGATCGAGATCACCACCGCCCAAGCGGCAGGCGTTACCGTCACCGCGCCGTTGGTCACCGTCACCGCACCAAACGTGGTGGTCAATGCCGACAGCATTGATCTGGCCGGTATGGGTGGGGTTGAGATCGCCCGGGTTGGCGATTTGGTCAACGTCGGGACCGGGTCCAGCGCCGGGCAGTGGCCGATTGTGTCCGGATCGCCAAAAGTGAGGGCCAACTGATGGATGCGCGGCTTTTTATAGACCCCGATACCATGGCCATCGACGTGGCGTTGTCGGGTGGTGGGTTGGCCACCGACGGCGGTTTGGAAACCGCCGTGGTGGTGTCGCTGTTCACCGATGCCCGGGCGCAGTCGGATGATGTGTTGGCGGATGATCAATTGGACGATGATGCGAACCGACGCGGATGGTGGGGCGATGCGGTGCCGCCCACCATCGACGGGGTGCCTAAAGTGGGCGACCGCATCGGGTCGCGGTTATGGCTTTTGGGCCGCGAAAAAATTGTGCCCGAAACCATTAGCCGGGCCGAGACCTACATTCGCGAGGCGTTGCAGTGGATGATCGACGACGGCATGGCCAGGCGCATCGACGTCACCGTGGAGGCCCAGCGCCAAAACGTGTTGGCGTTTGAAATTGTCATTGAGCGGCCATCCGGTGAAAGCGCCAAGTGCGCGTTTATGTGGGATGCCCAAGCGCAGAAAGGTGAACAATTATGAGCTTTCAACGGGCTTTATTATCCGAACTGATCACCCAGGCGGAAACAGAAATCGAAGCCAATTTGCCAGGTGCCGACGCGGCGTTGCGGCGCACGGTTTTGGGCGTGCTGGCACGGGTCAACGCCGGAGCGGTGCACGGGCTATATGGCTATCTGGATTGGATGGCCAGGCAGATTTTGCCCGACACCGCCGAGGGTGAATTTTTGGACCGCCACGCGTCGATCTGGGGCGTGGAGCGCAAGGCGGCGGCGTTTGCCACCGGCACGGTTGATTTCACCGGCACCGATGGGGTGGTGATCGCGGGGGGCTCTGAGCTAAAACGCAGCGACGGTCTTAAATACGTGATCGGGGCCGATGTCCCCATTCAGGGCGGTGTGGCCAGTGTGACCGTGACCGCTCAATTGGCCGGTGCCGATGGGGTGGCGGCGGCTGGCCAAGCGTTGAATTTAACGTCGCCCATCGCCGGGATCGACAGCGGCGCTTTGGTCGCGGCGGGTGGGCTGGTCGGCGGCACCGACGAAGAGACCAATGCAGATCTGTTGGCGCGGGTATTGGCGCGCATTCAACAGCCGCCCCACGGTGGGGCCGATTTTGATTACGTCACGTGGGCGCTGGACGTGGCGGGTGTAACCCGCGCGTGGGTCTATGCGCAAGAACTTGGGCTGGGCACCGTCACGGTGCGGTTCATGATGGATGAGGCGTACGCCGATGGCATCCCGCTGGCCGCCGACGTTAACGCTGTACAAACGTCTATGGACGCCGTGCGCCCGGTGACCGCCGACCTCACCGTGCTGGCCCCGATCGCGGTGGCGCTGGATGTGACCGTTTCCGGACTTGACCCGGCGACCCAAGCCGTCAAAGACGCGATCACTGCGGAACTGGCCGATCTGATCAAGCGCGAGGCGGTGCCCGGGGGAACGATCTTGATCAGCCACATTCGCGAAGGGATTTCGATTGCCGCGGGCGAGGCCGATCACGTTCTGGTCAGTCCCGTCGCCGACATTCCCCACACCACCGGACAGATCGCCACCATGGGCGCGATCACTTGGATTTAGGGAATTGAAAAAATGAGCACCGACGCCTACCTCGCCCAACTTCAACAATTGTTACCGCCCGGCCAAGCGTGGCCGCGGGATACCGACGCCACGTTGACCAGGCTGCTTTCGGCCATGGCCGAAGGGCTGGCCGGCGTCGATGCGCGGGCGGACGATTTGGCCGATGAGGCGGATCCGCGCAGCGCGACTGAGCTGCTCAAAGATTGGGAACGGATGGCGGGCCTGCCCGATGCGTGCAGTGCTCAAGTGGCCGACACCATCGGCGAACGCCAAGACGTGTTGACGGCTAAGATCACTAGACGCGGAGGTCAATCGCGAAAATATTTTGTCGATCTGGCGGCGGCGCTTGGCTATGCGGTGACCGTTCGCGAATTTACCCCGTTTGTTGTGGGGTCCGTGACGGGGGACCCGTGTTATTCCGAAAACTGGCGCTTTGCGTGGCAAGTGGGCGCGCCCAGCACCACCGTGCGCGATTTCAAAGCCGGTCAGGGGGCCGCGGGCGAACCGATCCGCGATTGGGGCAATGAGATCCTGGAATGTGCCATTTCCGCCACCGCCCCAGCCCACACCAACGTCATTTTTGCTTACGGAGGATAATTTATGTTTCGCAACGATCATGCCACCGCCGCCGGATCCAAGCCCGCGTACTCTGCGGCGAGTTTGCCCGGATATTTTACCGATGGCGATCCGGCCACCGGGGTGCCCGCGACCAGCGTCACGCAGGACTGGCTGAACACCGTTACTGAGGAACTTGTCAACACGATTACCAGCGCGGGCATCGCGTTGGACAAAGCCGACGACAGCCAGTTGGTGGCCGCGATCCGCGCCATGACCGGCCACGACATCGCGTTTATGGCGGGACGGGCGGCGGACGGCACCGGCGATGATGTGGCGGCCCAGACCTATGGGGCGCTGCAATTGACCCGGGACATCAATATTTTGTCCGAAGTGGGCTATGCCGAAGTTGCCCCGACCGGCGCGGCGCTGATTTTTGACGTGCTGCTCAACGGCGTGTCGATCTATACCACCGCGCCCCAAATCGCCGCCGGGGCCAATGTGCTCACGGCAGGAGTGTTGACGTCCGCGCCAAACCCGTTGGCGGCCAGCGCCGGGGACCGGTTGGAGTTTAAAATCACCCAAATCGGCTCCATCATTGCCGGTCAAAAAGTCACCTTCTCGATTAAAGGGCTGACGCAATGAGCCAGGTTCAAGCGCCGCAGTTGACGTCGGTTCGGGCGAGCGGTGGGTTCGAAATCATCATCGCCGCGGACACGCAAAACTTTGATCTGCGGGCGGCGATTGATGCTCTTGGCTATGACGGCCTATCAGCAACCACGGTGATGTGTGTCGTCAATGCGGGGGTCATCATCAACAGTGCTGATGCGGCCTTGGCTGGCTTTGACACAGGCATATGGCCGGGTGGTGTGGTTATTGACATTACCAATTACGGCACCATTCGGGGTGCCGGTGGACGTGGGGGCCAAGGTGCAGGTCAAACAGCCCCACATCCGGATCGAGACGGAGTCGGTGGCGGAACTGCGTTGAATATCCAAACACCCACAACGATTAACAATATTGGCGTTCTCACGGGCGGCGGTGGTGGTGGTGGTGGTGGTGGCAATAATGTCGGGGGTAATGTTGCCGGTGGCGGTGGTGGTGGCGGCGCAGGTGATGTTTTTGGGTTGGGAAATGGTGGCGGCGGCGGGACGGCAACCGCCGGTGCCAACGGCACCTTGACCACCGGCGGTGCCGGGGGCGTTGGGTATAACGGCGGCGGGGATGGTGGTCAAGCCGCTGGCCCCGGTTTGGCCGGAGCCGATGGTGTTGGGGTTGGCTGGTTGATTACGGGTGGATATGGCGGTGGCGCTGGAAAGGCCGTTAATGGAAACATTAACGCAACGTGGATTGCGATCGGCACACGCACTGGATTGATTGTTTAAAGGAGAAAAAAAATGCGCTACGCAACTGTTGAAAACGATGCCGTCGTTGGTGCCCCCCATGCCAAACCGGCAAAAATTGAAATCAGCCCTGGGGTGATCGTTGGCGCGGGACACTGGCCCGATGCTGAGTTGGCCAAATATGGTGAATATCCGATTTCGTCAACATTCGATCCCGCCATCGAGTATGAGACGGGCTACACGTTTGACGCCGCAACCGGACAGGTCGTGGCGAGCGTTGCGGCGATTGCGGTGGCGGAAAAGATTGCTCCCGCTTTAATGGCCGTTGACGCCGCCGCCGAACGGTCGCGCCTGGCCTACATCACGCCCGGCAACGGCCAGGCCATGAGCTACCGCGAAAAGGCAGCCCAAGCGATGGATTGTCTGGCCAATTACACCGCCGCGACGCCCCCGGCCAGCGGCGTTTATGTGTTGCTCGATTCCGAGGTGGGCATTATGGCCAATGCTGACGGCACCATCACCGCCAATGCCTATGAGGTCGCCGTGGTGGTTGATGCCACCCGCACCGCCTGGTTGGCCATCGAAGCCGTCATCAACCGCACCCGCGTCCAAGCCAAGGCCGACATCAAAGCCGCAACAACGGCGGCGGAAGTCGAGGCTATTTTGGCGGCGATTGTGTGGACATGATGGAAAAAGGCGCTGTTTTGTCAGACTGTGGTCAGTACCGCTACGCTTTGTGGCGGAGCTGGGACAAATCCAAGCCGCGTCTCGTGTTTATCATGCTCAACCCGTCAACGGCAGACGCGGAGACCGACGACGCCACGATCCGCGTGTGCATTGGCCGCGCCAAACGCATGGGTTTTGGCGGAATCCGCGTACTAAACCTGTTTGCTTATCGCGCCACAGACCCGCGTGAGTTACACCAGATTGATGATCCCGTTGGCCCTAAGAATTGGCGTTACCTTGGACAGTTATGCGGATGCGTGGCAGATGGCGAGGTGACGATCGCGGCCTGGGGTAACGATGGTCAACTCATGGGCCACCATCGCGAACGCTGGCGCGAAGCCCTTGAAATCATCTGTTATGACATGGGCACGCCGCTGTTCTGCCTCGGCTTGACCCAACACGGCCAACCCAAACACCCGCTGCGAATCCCCTACGCCATAGAGCCGACACTATGGATGGACCGGGACCGGTGGCTAAAATCAACTTCCCCAACCGGCCAATAGCGGCCTGGCGGGGGCCGGGGTGCGCTAACACCCCGAACCGGGCGCAGACACGCCCTCGACCAAAACAGGCCTCATTCAGGCCGACCCGCCACCTGTAGCCACAGGCGGGGCCACTATGAAACGATTCTGTTATGAAAGCTATCGCTCCGACCAATCCCGTAGCACCTTACCAAGGCGGCAAGCGCAACCTCGCCAAGACCCTGATTCCGATCATCGACACCACCCCGCACACGGCCTACCGCGAGGTGTTTATGGGCATGGGGGGCATCTTTTTGCGCCGCACCCGTATTCCCACTAACGAAGCCATCAACGACGCCTCCCAAGACGTCGCCAACCTGTTTCGCATCCTGCGCGAACACTTTCCCCAATTCATGGATGTGCTGCGCTTTCAACTTACCACACGCGCCGATTTTGATCGCTTGATGAAGGTCGACCCCGACACCCTGACCGATCTGCAACGTGCGGCGCGATTCCTCTATTTGCAACGCACCGCGTTTGGCGGCAAGGTCGCCAAACGTACCTTTGGCGTGGCACCAGAACGGCCCGCAAGATTTAACCTAATGCGTTTGGAACAAGATCTGGCCGACGTTCATGAACGGCTAGCGGGGGTGGTGATCGAATGTTTGGATTTCCGCGATTTCATTACCCGTTACGACCGCAAGAACGCGCTGTTCTATCTCGACCCGCCCTACTGGAATTGTGAAGGCGACTACGGAAAAGAGCTGTTCAAACGCGAAGATTTCACCGATTTAGCAGCCCTTTTAAAGGGCCTCAAAGGCCGCTTTATCCTGTCTTTAAACGATGTTCCCGAGGTGCGCGACCTGTTTGCCTGGGCCGATATTCAGGCCGTGGAAACGACCTACAGCGTGGGGGGTGGGGGTAAGTCGAAAAAAGCGGGCGAGGTGATTGTCACCGGGGGACAGCGTGGAGCTGAAAAAGTCAGTGGTATATAATATCTTGGGCTTAGAAACCCTCTATAGGGATCAGGCACACTGGGTCAAAAGTGGCAATGGGGGACTATGATGCCGATGGATGAAATTAAACAAGCCCGTGAGGCCCTTGAAGAAGCCCGGGAACGGTACACACAAGCTGTTTTGGCGCTGATGAAGGCGAATGAAGAACAGAGTGTGGAGCGCCGAACAGACGTCTACAGAATTAATAAAGATAAATCCAACCAACAAACACAGGATAAGCACCAACTAATTGCCGATGCGCGTCTCACCATCCTGGAGGCGATAGAGCGGTATATGAATGATAATGGTGTAGGTGTCAGAAACGCGGTGGAATCGGTTGCAAAAGGCTACCCTGGAAAGACACTTTTAGGGATTCCAAAGCAGGTTTATGGTGTTGTCTCACCGATGACGGAGACGACGCTCTGGAACTGGAGAAAGGCCTTCGGTGAGCACGGTCGCGAAGGCTTGCTTCCTCAACACAAGGGGCGGACGGCTTCATACATATCTGCCCATCCCGAAATAGCCGCTTTCATTGAAAAAACGCTCGTCGAAAATACGGACATAACAGGGGTAAAATTACATGAAAAAATTGCTGTTGAAGCAGGAAAGCATGGCATTAAACCACCAAGTTTGAAGACGTGCACACGAATGATCTTGAAATGGCGTTCAAATGGACAGTTATAAGTAAGAATAAGGGCCTTAAATTCGCTTTTGAGGCCCTGCTTCCTGCTAAAAATTCAAGCTGCGGGGACTCTAAATTCCACCGACCCGCTACAGAGATGGGCAATCCTAAAGCGACCTATTTGCTACCTGACAAATAAAAACGGCCTAGCCATTTCTGGCTAAGCCGTTGATTTTATTGGTTGCGGGGGTTGGATTTGAACCAACGACCTTCAGGTTATGAGCCTGACGAGCTACCGGGCTGCTCCACCCCGCGGGAATGGTTTTGGTTTTTTTATGCGACAAACCCGCCCCGTTGTTTTTTT